ATACTAGTAGCCTAGTCCGTCAACAGTTATAATCAAAGAGCCATGCCACGACGCCCGCACCGCGTCGAAAGCAGGCGGGCGTCTCGGCCCGCCAAGTGTAAGAATGTACAAGAACCTACCATTTTAGTAGCTCATGTCGACCCCATGTTCGAGGAACCAGTTGAACATTTGGGAGGGCGCCTCAAAGTGCTGACTGATCGCCAGTACACTATTGAAGTGCCTCACAGAATTCTTGACTCATACAGGAGTCTGTCCGCACCACCCAATCCGATCAACCAGATGGGTGCTTTGTTGCGTGAGCAGGTGCCAGTTGTTACTTCTAACGACCGGCAATCGTTGCTCGCTGCTTTCAATAAGCGGCTGAACACCGTGCACAGAGATGACCTCTCAACAGAAGTGTTTGAAGAGTCCGTCAACATCATCAATGCGCTTCCAAACATTTTCGATCCCTGGGATGAGAATGACTTGGACCGCGATCGGTGGTTGGCCAAATTCGATGCCATCAAGGTTTCCAAGATGGTAGAAGGATTTCGCCAATACGGAGATCTCACACCGCGCCAGCTCGGCGCCAAAGACCTCTCAGTCAAACAAGAGGTGCTGTTGAAACGGAACGATCCAACCTGGGCAGCCAGAATAATCTGCGCAGGCACGGACCCATACAATGCATTGACCGGCCCATGTGCCATGGTCACAATGGAGCGCCTCATAGCCCTTTGTAAACAATGCAACGTTGGACCTGTAAATGTCCAATTCGGCTACAAACAAAGTGACGTAGCACTCGCCCGCTTTCTTAACGAAGACCCTTCAATGACACATTGTGCCGAAGGTGACTTCTCTCGCAATGACCGCGAACAGCGCAAGTCTGTCCACTTGCTCTATTCTTGCTGGTTAAGAAAGTTGGGGATGCCCGAGTGGTACATTAGTTTAGAAGAACAACTCTCCGTGTTCACAGTCCAATCGCGTCAATTTGGACTGTGGGCGTGCGTTATGAAGCAACTCCCTACAGGAGCGACAATCACAACTCCCCGTAATTCTGCTTACAATTTGACAATGTTTGCGGTTACGTGTGTGCGTCAAAACTTACGCGCCCGGGCTCTCATCCTGGGTGATGACATCCTGGCTCTCACGGATCGACCCGTTGATTTGAGCTGGTGGGTGTCTACGGTTGGTGAATTTAAGATGGTGCTGAAAGCTAAAGGTCCCAATCTTAACGGAGAAGCGACATTTCTGAGCCGTCGTTTCATAATGAGTGGTGTGGAGACACCATGCAGCATACCCCTCATAGGAAAAGCAATTGCAAGATTTAATGCCCGCGGAACCATGAATTCCGCTGTTACAGACCAGGTGTACGTGGCAGGTAAATCTTTGTCTTATGCCTATGAGTTCCGTCATGTTCCTTGTATCAGACGGTTTTTTCTGCAACGTTATGTCATGACTGGCGTCGAAGTCAATTGCAAATTAGAACTCACATGGTTCACACGCAGCAACGGTATTGATCAGTACAACATAGTTGCCGCAATAACGAATGAGAAAGTTTTAATTAGCAAACAACAGTTTCGTGAATGGTTAGCTACCATTTACCAAATAGATCTTACCGATTTGTTTGAACTGTTAACATTGACTATTCTAAACACTGATTTAGTTCTGGTAGAGCATCCAATAGTAACCAGACTAATGACGATGGATTGTGCTTAGCAGCTGCCATCCCTGCACTTGCCCGCCAACCTTGTTACGGCGGCGTTGATGGTGACCAACGAGAGGGTTATGCGTATACCTGGCCGGTTTCAGACCGGAACACCCCCGCGACCGCGGCG